CTAGCCGCCTGCCCTTCGGAGTAACGCTGCTCGTAGTAGCGCCCGGTTCCGGTATCGAAGGGACTGCTCTTAGACAAGGCAGTAGTCCGAGAGAGGGAGCGCACACTATCCCCCGACAGTCGCCCGACCGAGAGAACCTGCCCTGTGTTCGGAAGCACCAGCGCTCGCCGGATGATCGTCGATGTCGCGTCACCCGAAATGGTAACTGGAGCCACCATCCCGATGTCTAAGGTGGTTTCGTCAACCACTTCTCGAATCACAAACTTGGTGTCATCGCCTGTGGCAGGGGACACCACCAAGATATCATGGGGAAACACATTGTCCGTAAGGAAGGTACTGGTCGCGGAGACAGCTTGGCTCGATCCCTTGGTTATGGCGATGTTCGGGAGAGCTAGGGTACCGAACGTAGCCCCGGCGAAGGTGCTGTACGTCAAGCCCGGTGCGCCATCAGACAGCGCTCGGGCTAGACCCGAGTTGATCGCTTCATTCAAACGTACCTGCTCAACGGACGACACCACCCCCAGACCCAAACGGGCCTGGAGGCGGGTGCGGAGCTGCGCTCTCGTTGCCATGACCTAGACGATAGCCGTGTTGGTCAGGCCCGTGATGAGGAAGAAGGAGCGGCGGCCCTTATCGACCGACCACTGGCGCTTCCACTCAATCCGCTTGAAGAGGTTACTCTTCATCGGGTGCGGCTGGACACCACCGAGCTGCCGGATGAAGCCCAGGTTGTCAGACCCAGGAGAACCCGCACGAACGGTGTTGAGCCGGAGAGAGTTCCAGTTCAGGCCGAAGACCGGGATCGTCGCGGTCGTTGCCCCTGGATCCGTGGTGTCCCAGAACGTACCAGCCCGCAGGTAGCGCGACCAGTCGAGGGTCGTACCAGCGTAGGGGATGGTGCCTTCAAGCCCGAGGTTGGCTCGAACCGGATCAGGCAGTGCAGCGAACGCGCGCATCTTCGCCAGGACGGCCTCGAAGCCATCCTGAGTCGTGTAGATGTGCGTCGGGCGCTCCATTCCACTGAAGTTGGCATCCATGACGGCACCTTGGATGTCATTCAAGATGTTGTCGAACTTGCCAGAGGTGCCACCAGTGGCGTGCATCGTCGGCTGCCACTTGGGGATGTCATCCGTCTTGATGTTGGCGAAGCTCTCTGCCGTGGTGTCTTCGCCGATGTTCAACGAAGACGGGCTCGAACTGGACATGAAGATGGAACCCAAGGACATTGGAAAGCCTGCAGCATAGTCCGCGTCCGATGTCATCGGAGCGCGAGCAGCGTGGGTGCCCGTACTGCTTGCGATCTGACCCTGAGTGAACAGGAACTCTTCTTCGTTGAAGATCTTGAGCATGTTCGCCTCGACAACCGACGACACGTAGTCGATGAGGTTGCCAGCAGGCTGAGACTGCGGGAAGTTGATGTTCCGCGTACCAGCCTGGAGGAAGAACAGCGCCTGTGTCAGGATCTCGGCCGCCGACGAGCCCAGGTAGTTGACCGCCGGAGTACCGGAGACCGTATCAGGGACGTACAGCGAGGAATCCTCGCCGTGGTCGTACAGGACCGGGTGACGCACCGTCTCAGCGTCATTGACGACGAAGACACGGCCTTGGTTGGCTGCGGTAGTAAGGAACTTTTCGCCGCTGTCCGTGAGGGCGTTGACGGGATCCTTCGTGTACGTCTCGAGCGCGGTCGAAACCATCGTATCGAGCGTTTGGTTGTATGTAGGAGTAGCCATGAGTCAGATCAAAAGATCAAGTGTTGAGGTTGCGGTAGGATGCACCGACAGCCTGACGGACCTTCTCGCTAAGGGTCGAGTCATCGCCTTTCTTAGCATTCAACTGGAGTGACCCATCGGCTCCCAGGATGGAGCCAGCGGGTGCTTTACGCTGTGTGCCTGCCTGCGGCCCTGCGGCTCCGGCTGCCTTGTTGGAAACTCCCGCAATGGCGATGAGGGTACGAATACCTGCATCAGTCAAGAGGAGGTGAGGAGTGAAGTCCCCATCCTCGATCCCTTGGGAGTACGCGGCCTGCACTGCCCGATAGCCTTCGGAGCCCACGTTGATTCCCTCTGACCCTAAGACAGAGAGGAAGTTCTCGCGGGCGGCGATTCGACGGGAAGCGTCCGCCTCCTGCTTGGCAAGAAGGTTCTGGACTTCGGCTTCGGTCATGTAGCCTTCGTCGTCGAGCTTCTTTTGCGTTCGGCGGTCGTGCTTAGCAACAGCGTCGTTGATTGCCTTGTTGACGTATGAATCAATCTTAGCGCGAGCAGCCGCGTCAAGTTCGAGTTCATCCAAAGAGCGTGTCTTGTCGTCAGAGGGTTTGGCGTTCGATGCTGCCTTTCCGGCTTCATCAGCGAGGTCTACCTGCTTAGGCTCCTCGTTCGATGACTTACCTTTAGACTCGTCGGTCGTCTTCTCGTCGGACTGGTTCTCGTTCGGTTTTGTATTTGCCACGTTTACCTCTATTGGCTCGGGCGACCCCAGGAGATCCTAGGTTCAGATTAGGGTATTCGGGGTTGACATTCAACCCTCTTCTCGAAGACCACCCACAACCATGTCGGCGCTGATGTGGCGCTTCTTGGGGGGCAGGGTGGCCTTGACTTGTGCCTCTTTCGAGACAAACTTGCCTGTGTCCATGCAGATGCCGTTCTTCTCGTAGGCCCTCTCCATGTCACGGCGGTTGGACACCATATGATCTGGGTGGCCAGCGGGCAGCTGCATGATCGCCCTACCCTCGCTCCAGCTGTGCGCTACGTCGAGATGCCCTGTCACCCGCTTGGCCCGGTAGTCCTGCTCCTTGACTACCCTCCCGCACTTAGGGCAAGGTTCGTGCCTCCCCGAGTCGTGCATGGACTTCGAGACATCGAAGGAGAAGTCACAGGCAGTGCAGTGGTAAGGATAGATCATGGCTAGAAGCTGGCTCCAGGTGTCTGCTGTGGAACAGCTGAGCCCGACCCATCGACGGCAAAGGCTGCAGCGAGGTTGTTATCGACTTCCCCGGCTCCAACACCGACGCCAGGGACGATATCTCCGATCTGTCCTGGGTTGATGGCCGCTCCACGCTTCGCGGCGTAGGCCCGGTGCAGGTCGATGGCGTTCTGCACAGCCATGATCTGCGACTCATCAGCGCCTTGGTTCGTAAGGTTGGTCAACATGCGCATGTAGTAGGCCATGAACATGTCATGCTGATCGTCCTCAAACACCAAGATGGGATCTTGCGTCTGGAGGAACTGGATGTAGCGCTCTTCCGGCCCCACTTCGATTGTGGGAGCGCCGAGATAGAGGTCTACGTCCTCAATGCCCATGGTCATGCCCAGGCGACGAAGCGCCTCACGGATCATGCGGGGCATCCCGGTCTGGAATGCCTGCTGTGTCCGCGTAAGGACCGTGATCCACTGCATCTGCGCTTGCATGTCGCCGCTGTTGGATAGGTGACCCAGCTCAACCGGGTCAACATCGAAGGCAAACACTGCGGTCCTCGGATCAGGGACCACAAGCGTGGTGATTACACCGTGCCGGAGGGGGATATCGACTGTGGTGCCGAGGACCTTGCGTTGGTAGGCGAAGAGAACCTGCGCGATCTTGGTCCACATCCCTGCCATCACTTCGAGGCGGTCTTGGGTGCGCTTCCCTGAAGCGTTGGTGATCGCCGCTGACTCTTGGGCAGAGCGTCTGCCTCCCGAGACCATCCCTCGATCGGTCGGGGAGACTCCTGTGACCTCATCAAAGAGGCGCAGGTAGGTGCTGAGGGCCGCGATGTACTTGTCCAGCTCCGACGACTGCTCGACAGGACGCATGGTGGCGTTTACACCACGCACCGCATCATCGGCATCGACCGGAATGTAGACCCGAGCGCCAGGGATCGCATTCTGAATGATCTCCATGGCCGCAGGCTTGATGGCGTTCTTGTCGTAGAGAACGGTGTTGTTGGAGGTCCGGATCTCACGCTCGATCTGCACCAAGGTCTGCACAATCATGCGCATCAGAGGGATCCACGACAGTACCTCAGCCGAAGGCACATCCTCGTTGGGAGCTGAGTCAAGGAAGTTGCCGAGGATCAGGGGGCACTTTGGCAGCGTCTCCGTGATGACGTAAGCCCCGATGCTATCACTGTCATTCTTGGTGACTACGAGGGACTGCTCAGTGGGCTCTTGCCCAGGGGCAACCTCGACGAAGACCGACATGGGGCAGCCCTCGTAGGACTCCTCCTTGTTCTCCATCTTGAGACTAAGCTCTTCGTGGTATACCTCAGTGACCCTGACGATATCCCACGGCTTCGGCGCTTCCTTCCCTGCCTCTGACTTAGGCCGCCATGTCTTCGGCAGCTCGCCCCACTGCATGTCGTAGGAGTGCCAAGTGAATCGACGGTAGAAGGGCTCGTACCCGCAGTCGGCAGCCTCGATCGACTTGAACTGGAAGCGGTCTACCTTGACCTCCTCGTCCTCGTCCACCACAAGCTTGAGGCCGAAGTAAGGGGAGAGCAGCCCAAGGAAGGCTGTGCGTCGCATGGCTGCCCGGAGGTCGCCACGGTCAGTCAGAATGCGCAAGATCTGGTTCTGCGAGTCCACCATCCGGGCTGCACCGGAGACGCGAGCTTTAGCACGGAACGAGGGCACTCCTGGAGTCAGGGTGCTGACGATCTGGCGAACTCGAGACAGGAACAGGTTGGCTGTTGTCTGCGGCGGACGCCACTCCGTTGTTTCGGCCGCGTTGATGAGCTGCTGCATCGGAATGCCCTGCTCGCCGATGATGATATTCGACGACGAGGAGGGGTCACGCCCTGTGTAGATGTCAGCGATCAGCTTCGCCGAACTCTTGAGCGGAGCGGTAACCTTCGTTTGGGCGGACTTGACGAGAGAGGATAGGTGCGTAGCAGCCTCCTCACTCAGCTTGTATGTCTCAGGAGGGCCAGTCGTTTCCATTAGTGCTACCCCCTAGCTGGGGGGTCCAAAGTGTTTCGGGTGTGTCGCGTTCGTCCGGCAGCGGGTCCATTCCTGGTAGCGGCCCAAGACGGTCAGCCTGAGTGCTTAGGAGGGCAAGGGCTGAGATCATGTCATCTGAGTCCGAGAGAGGGTACTCAAGGAGTCGCTGGATTAGCAGCTCGCGCCCTGGGAACTCCGGCGGCAACCTAAGATAGCCTTTCCGCATGGCAGTCTGCAACCCCATCAGGCGGAAGGTCAAGGAAGCGTTTCCTACCTTCTGCCCCCGGATGCGGAGCCCGTTGAGCTTGCCTCGCTCCTCCAGCCATGGCTTGAAGAGAGACTGAGCCGCCACGTTCTCAACCCAGAGCGACTGTAGATGGGGTGCATGGCGGACCGCTGCAGAGTCCTCGATCCAGTTGACTGCCGAGTCTGCTCCCCCAGGTAACTCCACAGCCTCAATGGGCACAAAGATGTTTCTGTCCGGCTCGAAGCCACGGAGCCCGAGGCGCTTGGCCGGGATGACCTTGAGGATAACAATACCGTTGAGGTCGCCGGAGGTGTTCTCGAGCCGCGCGACCGGATCGTAGAGGAGGAGCTTGGGCACATCGTCCGGCAACTTCGCAAGGGCAAGGTCGTCGTCGGTGGCAGCCTTGAGCAAGGCAGGCTCGAACACTGCCTCTTCGGCGGGGATCGGGTGGGTCTTGTACTGCGCGGCGAAGAAGGTCTTGGTCAGGGATGCCTCCTTCTCCATGATCTCGTCCGCGTCCAGGAAGGAGGGGCACAGGGGCCACGCGCCATCGGGGCCCGGCCCTTTGCCATCGGCCTTGCTCGTCTCGGGGTTGAACCCATCCCAGACTCCGAAGCGGAACTGTGACCAGTCCTCCCGCCGCTCAAGGAAGGCGGTGACATCCTGGAATGCCCACGGTGTTCCAATGTGGTTGATCGGCGAATCCGGCGAGAACATCAGCGGCTCCAATGCCTCAATGAAGTCGATGACCTTGCGACGCCGGGCAAAGGTGCGGCTGTTCTGCTCGTTGGAGGGGTCGTCGATGACGGCGCGGGTCGGGTGGTTGCCCGCCAGGTTCGACTCGACCGAGGCGGCGAAGACGCTGGGCTCCCGGCCCTTGCCTGCCCTGCCCAGGATGTTGAAGCTGTCCACTGGCCCTGACTTTTTCAGGTCGCCGTTGATGGCGAGCCAGGGGAACGCCTCCCTGAAGGGAATGTAAAGGCCAGGTAAGAGCTCCAGGGGGCCGTTGAGCCGATCGCGGATCTCGCCAACGAGCTTGCGGGCGAGGTCGAGGGTGGCGCAGGCGATCAGGTTGCGCGATTCGGGGTAGTGGAGAAGGTGGTGGATCGTGTCAATGACCGTGATGAGCGTTGACTTCGCGTGACCACGGGGGACAATGGTGCTGGTCTTCGCCTGCGAGCGAACGTGCGCGAGCATCTGGCGGTGGAAGGTGCCGAAGCGCTTGCGCTGGAAGCCCTTGGGCGCGGCCCGCCTTCCTATTGAAGGGACCACCTCTGGGCGCAAGGCTGCCGCCCCGGCGCATTCAGCGGTATCCTGCGGTGCGACCAACGAGGAGCGGGTTTCGGCCGCGCCACAGTAACCGATGGCCTCGCCGAGTGCGATGGGGTCACGCCAAATGAGGAGGATGGCATCGCGGATCTGCTGCGGCGTGTAGTTGGTGGGCGTGGCCATTGGCCCTACCGTAGGGCGGGGGCGCACCGAGCGCAAGG